GATACGAATGATCTTTAACTTGTCAGTCTTTGCTGAGAACATAAACTGTTGGTTCATGGAATGCCATAACATAATCTGTTGTTTAAGCGCTTCAGAGAGGAACACTTTGTTCATGTTGTCTCGAACATTTCTTGTGAAAGACGTATCCTTTATCTCAGCAGCGGTAACACGTCCATTATCTTGTGTAGGATTGATAGAACTCATCTGTTGACTACCCTCTCCCCATGCGTTCATAAGAGAACCAACAAGCGTTTGGTAGATCACCTGGAAATTGCTTGACATATCAGTTCCCATCTTCATTACCTGAGCATCTACATTAGGATTTGTCATGAGCCATTTGGCTTCTGGAGACCAATCAAGCGTATGCATACGAACGTTCAGAGGATTGATGTGTGTAGGAGGACGTAGTGCAAGTGCTTCCCAGTCACTATATGCGCTTAAATGGGCATTTAAAGCTCGAATTTGCTTTGCTACAGGCTCTAGTTCGTTTACTCCATACAGATCATCAGGAAGTGGGTAGTATTTGAGGTGAACTACGTGTAACTCACCATCTTTATATGGATTAGGGATGTCTCGAACGACAACTCCATGTTTAACTGCTACTGAAATCCATCTGTCTGGGCGTCTCTCTGTGATAATTAAGAGGGGTTTGTTGTACTCATCGCGTCCCATGTAGTCCTGAAGACCCTTCATCTGTTTGTTTTTGCTCTGAACGTTAGGAGTATCACCGTTTGTCTTTGCACTATCGTCTACTGCGTCTTTCAAAATATCGAGGTTCTTGTATTGTGGGTCAGTACGCCCTGCATCATTGACTGATTCCATGTCTTTGATGGTTAGAAACTCTCCATATTGAAACCATTTGTTGAGATACTCGTAGGAAGGGTTAGCGAACACGAGACGGTTGTTTAAAACCTTCATGTCTGGACCGTCATAAAAGACCTCCATCTTTCCATCCTTGTTCTTTCGTTTCTCGTAGTGCCAATCAACGATCGCGAAGGCTGATCCATACTTACGCACGTTCTGATCCATCATGATCCACTTTGATATCATTGACTGACCGAGGCGTGAATTGTCTTCCCATTGGTAATCGAGAAGCTCGTTGTTGATGTAAGCGCCTAAAGTATCCCCGCCTTCACGTGGAACCAGACGCCCTTTAGGTTTTCCACCTATTAAGCGGGCAGACTTCTCCAGTATGACGGTATATGGACGGGGATCGAACATGAGGGAGCGATATGGCCAGTTATTCTCGTCAATGTGGGATGCAAACATCTTGTCTGCATCATTAAATCCATTTTTACCATAGATACGCTGTTCGAGGTCTTGGCGGGAGAGTTGATAGTGGGACGAAACCTCTGTAAAGGCTTGTACTTCGGAGTCTGTTCCTTGAACGATTAAAGGTTTAACGGGCATATTTTCCCACAAAAAAAGACGAGTTCTTGCGAACCCGCCTCAGATACAATCTTGACGATGTGTGTCTACATTATACTACCTGTATCACAACAATTCAATCTATTCTTCCTCTTCCATTACAGTTGGCATTGTTTCACTATTCTCTCTGATTTGTACGTTAACCAGTCCCTTCTGAACGTGAACAATAACCTGTCCACGTCTTTCACTGGTATTGAGATTAGATATACCTCTAATTACTTCGGGAAGAATACGTGCGTTTACCTTGCTTACCTCAAGTGATTTAACTACATCGAATATGAACGCGTAAGGCACGGGAGTATCAGGAAACAACTGAGCAAAGAGCTTAGTCATGGCGGCGTCATTAGTCGTACGCTCCAATGTGTAAGGGTCTTGGTCGATTGTGGGCATTGATTTCATTGATCCTCCTTTCTTTAAAGTCTCCATTTAGTATTTAATCCTGCGTTTATGTTTTGGTAGTCACTCCCATACAAGTCTTCATCTTCTTGAGACATTGGTCTTAGACTATCCATTCCATACCTAATTGCGTCCAAGGCATGGTTCCATTTGTCTATCGGTACATTCAACGTTTCTCCTGAATCTTTATCTACTTTCCAAGCGTAGTTATCGTACTCTTCTTTTAAATGTTTGCTCCTGCTCGTATAGGATATCTTCTTGTCTTGCACATATTGTATGCCTTGGTTTACTGAATCCTGTCCTTTAACTGTTGGGATTATATTAACTCCTGAAAGTTTTATCTCGTCAATTGATTTAGGCTCAGCACTATCTGCAACAACCAATATATTAGGATTTGATAGACTAAGTATGGTATCTGCTATTCTTTTATTGCTCATACCTGTTAGGTACATCTCCTCATCAAGAATATAGCCTCCATTGTAGTAATAGATCGCAATCAAAGCAGATGGATCATTTGTATACCCAAAGTCTAATCCTCTCCTCTCAAGCCTAGCTTCGTGAGGAATATCATCAATCTCTAGCCAGTTGTTATATATCTTCCCCACAACTGTTTCAGGCACATATCCCCTAACCATGTTCCAGTAATGGGTAGGCTTAGTTTCTTTGTATTTCTCGTATTGCTCAACGCTTTGAGGAGCTATGTTTGCGATATTGTCTTTGTAGTTTGTTTTGATTAAAACTGTATCTGTAATACCGTTTTTTAATTCATAGTCATAAAATCCTTGTTGTTCGCTTGGTAGTAGCTTCATCCATCGCTGTATGATCCAGTGGCTCTTTGCAGGAGGATTGAGAAGGAGAATGATCTTAATATCACCCTTAACGGTTCTGAGTGAATCATCTAATTGCATGAAGTCTTCTTCTTGAATCTCATCAGCTTCCTCAATAATGACACAGTTATAGCTTGCAAGAGACTTGAGCTTAGATTTCTGTTCGCCTGAAGACTTCTTAAACCCTACAGCGTTAATACTGTTCAATCCATGCTCTAACCGCATGAGTGAATCGTTAGGAACTATGCCTAATCCATTCTCTTCAACGCGGTCAGTTATCTCTTTGTAGATTGAATTGCGTATATCTCCTAGAATATACCGCATGATTGCACATCTGAAGTAGTCCTTGGCTACTAACCGTGCGTTTGCATATTGAGAAGCGACTGTTGATCTACCACCACCCCGACCACCCATCAGAATAATATACCTGGCGGGACTTTCAAACAAAGGTCTATATTCTTCGTTAACTTTTTGAATCATTTTTAAAGTTTACAAACTGTATCGTGTTTCCGTCTTTACCTAGATTGAATTGTTGCATAACTTGAGGAATCTGTTTGAAATCAGGATGCCTGTTCTTGAGGTAGAATATAACTGCTGTCATATCACCCTCTGCTGCCTTTGAAATAAGTACCTGGCGTATCTCATCATTTAAATTTGCTTCAGAGTCCATTATCTGAAGGGTAAAATCACTGTCTTCTTCTAACCAGTTGTAATACGTACCACGGCTAATCTCAGCTATCGTTGCACTATCGGTAATGTTACCATTAGTCTTTTTGTAAGCATCTATAAACTTCTGCTTTTTAAGTTGTGTAATTTGTTCAACTGCTTTACTCATATTTTTTTGCAATCCCAGCAATACTTCGCGTTACCCCTACACATGAATGATCTTCCACACACTATACACTTATTGTTTTGTTGGAACACTGACAGACCCAAACATGAAAGAATATGACATGTCCCACCTGTTAGGTTTCTGTTTAACATATTTTTTCCACTTATGACCCTTCAACCCACAGATTAAATTTGGTATATGTGGCAATGTAAAATTATGTTCAAATTCTATTCTCATATTCCCCTCTCTAGTGAGGGGTAACTAAACACAATTTACAATCTTTAAATATTTTTTTAATTCTCTTGTGATATTTATGTCTTTGTTGAGTCATTCGTGTTTCTTTTCTGTTATATGCGTGTTGGCTGGGATAAGTCTTTCTGATTTTCTCCAACCTGTCTTGTTCTAGGAGTGACTCAATTTCTAGTCTTAGCTTATCCCATAACCCAGATGGTTCTTTTCCCTCTTGAATAATAGGAAAGACCATTTCATTCCAAACTGCTGTGCAGATTTTATCTGTTAATGTATTATCGTTATTCATATTTTACCTGGTCATATCCCTTGTATATATACTC